CTTGCCGAGTTTGGCGATCATCGGCTTGGCGAGACCGTCGATCCATTCCTCGACAGACTGGGCAGCACCGCGACCACCAGACCGCTCGACGAAGTCAGCCTCAAAGAACCGACCCCACGCTTTCGTGGCCGTGTTGGTCACCGTCTTGCGGGTAGACTCCACGAACCGCCGAATCCCCATCGGGTTTTCGGTCAGACTCGGCAACTTGGCGAGACTGGCGCGATCCATCGCGACAGCGTTGCGGCCCGTGAGATTGAAGTTTGCAGGGCGATCCGCGCTCGGTACGTGGTACTCGTCGTCCCCCGCCTTATGCAGTGGCCGATCATACTCGGAACCCTCGGTCAGCGAGACAATCGCCGCCGCCATAAACAAGTTTCGCGCTTCCTCGCACTGCTCGGACTCGCGATCCAGCGCGCCCGTATCGGTACGGGGAAACTCGGCAGTGAGCCTTGCGAACTCGCCCCGATACTTCGCCCACTTGGTGCGATCCGCGCGGGTATGACCGCCGACCTCGCGACCCAGACCAGAAATCCCATCCGCGACGGACGGGGCCAGAACGGACTTGACGGCGTCCGAAACCGTGTTGGCTTGTGCCATGGTAGTGATACTCCAAAGAACCCCGCAGGACGCGGCGGGTATCGCGACAGCAGATCGTCTACTGTGATTCCATTATACCACACTCGCTAGTCTGACAGTGTCAGAGCAGCGCAGCAGGCAAAAAATGGCGCGAACTCAAGCCCACACGATGTGCGAAGCCATGGCCTAGCCGACCCCACCGGTAGCCACCCCCGTCGCTAGGTTTAGGAGTCCCAGCAATCCTCTATACATCCTAATCCACACAAATCACCCCACATTCCTCCAATGTTCGTACCCCACCCCCCTTCATATAGAAAACCCCCCCTTGATGGAACCTTAAGATTCCTTTATATAACGACTATTACTTGGGTTGAGGCCCATGCAGACACTCGTTCCATACATCGAAGACAACGTTCCGCTTCCCGCTAACGCGGCTGAAGCGTTGCCGGAGTTGACTCCGGCTGAAGAACTGAGCATGCGGGTACGTACTATAAAACTCGTATCCGATCTGACAGGCCAGCCCATCATCCCGACTGACGAAGAAAAGGATGCTGCCGAAGAAATGGCTAGAAAAATGATGGAAGACCCTGATGCAGGGCCTGAATATGCCCTGCACTCGGACGAATTTACTGCGTATTTATCGGGTCTGGTCTACCGTTCTAACGGTGCCATCGTCAAAGAATTGTCTGATCTAAAGAACTACGTCATAAACAAACTTGTTTATGAGATAGAACACACTAAAGACAACAAACTTAAGATGCAGGCCGTCGCAAAACTAGGCGAAATTGACGGCGTGGACGCTTTCAAACGGCGTACTGAGACTACTCATTTAGTAAAACCGATTGAAGAAGTTGAAAAAGAACTTCTTCAGGTGCTGGAAGGCATCGAGTACAGCGTAGTTGACGATAATAATGGCGATATAAACCCCGAAGACTACCTGCTACCTGATGAAACTGCCCCAACTAACTCCTGAAAAACTCAAAGCGTTGCGTATGGCGCTGCCAACGATGCCCGATGAGCAGAAACGGCGCACGTTGGAGTTGCTAAGGACGTATCAGGCTGAGCGTACCCGTGCCGTTGGCAAGGATTCCTTCTTGGATTTCATCGCTCACGTGTATCCCGGCTACAAAGTAGGGCCGCACCACCGAAAATTAGCGGGAATTTTTGAGGATATCGCTGCGGGAAAGCGAAAAAGGGTCATCGTCAACATCGCTCCGCGTCATGGCAAGAGCGAAATGATCAGTTACCTCGCTCCGGCGTGGTTTTTGGGCAAATATCCGCATAAAAAGGTCATCATGGCCTCTCACACTGCCGATTTGGCAGTTAATTTTGGTCGGAGGGTTCGCAATCTTGTGGGGTCAGACCTTTATCACGACATTTTCCCGACTGTGGAACTTCAAGCAGATAGTAAAAGTGCTTCTCGCTGGGGTACTAACTTTAATGGCGAGTATTTTGCTATTGGTGTTGGTGGTGCTCTGGCCGGTCGCGGCGCTGATCTATTCATTATTGATGACCCTCATTCTGAGCAGGAAGCAAAACAAGGCCGAGCCGACGTTTTCGAGCCAGCATGGGAGTGGTTCCAGTCAGGCCCAGTCCAAAGGTTGATGCCGGGCGGTGCGATCATCGTGGTGATGACCCGTTGGTCGAAGATGGATTTGACCGGCAAGATTACCGACCACATGATCAAAAATGAGGACGCCGATCAGTGGGAAGTAGTCGAGTTTCCAGCCATTTTGAACGATAGACCGCTATGGCCTGACTTCTGGACACTAGAAGAACTCCTTGCCAAAAAGGCCAGCATGGATGTGCGCTATTGGCAGGCACAGTACATGCAGCAGCCGACCTCGGAGGAGGGTGCGCTCATCAAGCGGGAGTGGTGGCAGGTGTGGGAGAAGGAAGACCCGCCGCCATGCGAGCACCTGATAATGAGCCTTGATGCGGCACAGGAGAAAACTAACCGCTCCGACTTTAACGCCCTGACTACGTGGGGTGTCTTCTTCAACGAGGAGACTAAGAACTATAACCTGATCCTGCTCAATGCCATCAAGGAGCGCCTTGAGTTCCCTGAGTTAAAGGCGTTGGTGCTGGAGCAGTACAAGGAGTGGAACCCCGACTCGTTTATCGTGGAGAAAAAGTCCAACGGGGCGGCGCTATATCAAGAGATGCGCCGGATGGGCGTGCCGCTTAGCGAGTTCACCCCGTCCAAGGGGCAAGACAAGATCAGCAGAGTAAATGCTGTGTCAGACCTGTTTGCTGCGGGTATAGTCTGGGTGCCTGATAGGCGCTGGGCTTGGGAGGTGGTTGAAGAGTGCAACGACTTCCCGTCTGGCACGAACGACGACTTGGTGGACTCGACCACGTTGGCTCTTTTGCGTTTCCGTCAGGGTGGCTTTATACGCCTGCCCACTGACGAGCCAGAACCGATGAAGTGGTTTAAGAGCCGCAAGAATGCGTCAGCGCGATACTACTAGGAGAATCTAAATGGCTGTCGATAAAAGTTTGATGCAGGCTCCGCAGGGTTTAGAAGCACTTGCTCCCCCTGAGCCGATTGAGATCATGATCGAAGACCCAGAGAGCGTGGCTATCGGCGTTGATGGCATGGTCGTTGAGATGGTCAAGTCCGAGCCTCGCGCCGAAGACTTTGACGCCAATCTCGCTGACTTCATGAGCGAGGGCGAACTAGGCTCCCTTGCTGGCGAATTGATCGGGCAGTACGAGCAGGACTTAGCCTCGCGCAAGGACTGGCTGGATACCTACGTCAAAGGCTTAAAGATTCTGGGTATCCGGTACGAGGAGCGTACTGAGCCTTGGCCCGGTGCCTGTGGTGTATACCACCCGCTCTTGATGGAGTCAGCCGTCAAGTTCCAGTCCGAGACCATCATGGAGACTTTCCCTGCCGCAGGGCCGGTCAAAGCCAAGATCGTTGGTAAGGAGACTCCAGAGAAGAAAGACTCGGCTGTGCGTGTCGCTGATGACATGAACTACCAATTGACCGAGGTGATGAAGGAATACCGCCCAGAGCATGAGCGCATGTTGCTGAGTTTGGCTCTGGCAGGTAATGCGTTCAAGAAGGTCTACTTTGACCCATCGCTTGATCGGCAGACAGCGATCTATATCCCGGCTGAAGACATCATCGTGCCGTACGGCGCGGCCAATTTGGAAGGTGCCGAGCGTGTTACGCATCGCATGCGTAAAACGAAGAACGAACTAATCAAACTGCAGTACGCAGGCTTCTACCGCGATATCGACTTGGGCGACCCGGTTCGCACGATGGACGAGGTGGAGAAGCAGAAGGCAGAAGATCAAGGCTTCTCAGCGACGATGGACGACAGGTTCCAGTTGCTTGAGATGCACGTGAACATCGACCTGCCGGGTTATCCCGATGTCGATAAGGACAACAACGAGACAGGCATTGCACTACCGTACGTGGTGACGATTGAGAAGGGGACGGGGACAGTTCTGGCGATACGCCGCAACTGGCAAGAAGATGACAAACTCAAATCAAAGCGGCAGCACTTTGTCCATTACGGATATATCCCCGGCTTTGGCTTTTATTATTTCGGACTTATCCACCTTATCGGCGGGCACTCCAAAGCGGCAACCTCCCTGCTTCGCCAACTTATCGACGCAGGAACTCTTAGCAACCTTCCGGGTGGTCTCAAATCACGTGGTCTCCGTATCAAGGGAGACGACACCCCCATCGCCCCCGGCGAGTGGCGAGACGTAGACGTACCTTCGGGTGCGGTACGCGACAACATCCTGCCGCTGCCGTACAAGGAGCCGAGCCAGACCCTTGCCATGCTCATGGACAAGGTGGTCGAGGATGGCCGTCGCTTCGCTGCGGTGTCTGATCTCAAGATCAGCGACATGTCCTCGCAGGCTCCGGTGGGTACGACGCTTGCCGTGCTTGAGCGTGTTCTCAAAGTTATGACGGCGGTGCAGGCGCGTATCTACTACACGATGAAGCAAGAGTTCAAACTCCTTGCTGCGATCATTCGTGACAACACGCCAGAAGAATACTCGTACGAGCCGGAAGTCGGTGATCGCAAGGCCAAAAAGGCTGACTACGATGATGTCGATGTCATTCCGGTCAGTGATCCGAACGCGGCCACAATGTCGCAGAAGATCGTGCAGTACCAAGCCGTGCTGCAGTTATCGCAGACCGCGCCGAATATCTATGACATGCAGTATCTGCACAGGCAAATGATCGAAACGCTTGGCGTGAAAAACGCTGACAAGATTATCCCGCCTGCACAGGACGCCAAGCCCAAAGACCCTGTGACCGAGAACATGGACGTCTTGAATGGCAAACCTGCCAAGGCGTTCATCTATCAGGATCACGAGGCGCACTTGATGGTACATAACTCTGCCATGCAAGACCCGAAGTTGCGGCAGATGATCGGTCAAAACCCGAAGGCGCAAGAGATCATGGGCGCTGCTATGGCGCACATCATGGAGCACATCGCCTTCCAGTACCGCAAAGAGATCGAAGAACAACTCGGCGCAGCACTACCGCCGACGCAAGAGAATGGTGAAGACACCAAACTGCCTGAAGCCGTTGAGGTACAGATATCGCGCCTCTCTGCTCAGGCTGCAGCCAAACTGCTACAAAAAGATCAGCAGGAGGTTCAACAACAGCAGGCTCAGCAACAGGCACAAGACCCTGTGCTGCAGATGCAGCAGCAAGAACTGCAACTTCGTCAACAGGAACTGCAACTCAAAGCGCAGCAAATCCAGATGGAAGCGCAGGTCAAGCAGGCTGAACTTCAACTTGATGCACAACTCAAGCAGGCAGAACTGCAGCGCAAGCAGCAGGAGATGCAGATCATGGCAGCGACCAAGGCCGATGAACTCGACCTTCGCAAGCAAGAGATTGCCAATCGCTCACAGATTGACGCTGCCCGACTCGGTGTGGATGTCCAGAAGCACAAGGCTGGTTTGACTGCCAAGCAGCAGTCCGAAGGCATGCGTATGGGTATCGACATCGCAAAGAGCAAAGACGCTGCTATTCGGGCAGCGATGCGACCGCCGAAAGGCTCAAAGAAGGAGGAGTAAATGTCTTACTCAAACGCTCTGGAATACCTCGATACGAGGCTTCAAGAAGAGCGCATGTTGGTCATCGACACTCTAATCCAAGGCAAGTTGGACGAGGGTGAATACAAACGACTTTGCGGGGCGTTACAGGGTCTCGACCTCGCGCGCAATCATCTTAAAGACCTTGCAAAAAGACTGGAGGAAGAGTGAGTAGCATCGACGTAGCAAAAACGCAGGAAGAGGCCGCTAAGGCCAAACTACTGCCAGAGCCGAAAGGCTATCGGATGTTGTGTGCAGTACCGCACGTAGAGGAGGAGTTTGAAGGCGGCATCATCAAGGCAGATGACACGAAGCGAACCGAGGAACTGACCACGGTCGTGCTGTTTGTCGTGAAGATGGGTGACCTCTGCTATGCAGACAAGGAACGTTTCCCCACCGGCTCATGGTGCAAGGAAGGCGACTTTGTTCTAACCCGTCCGTATTCAGGCACCCGCGTGGTCATCCACGGTAGGGAGTTCCGCATCATTAACGACGATACGGTAGAAGCGGTGGTTCAAGACCCCCGTGGAATCCGTCGCGCATGAGGTAATTAGATTATGGCTGACAAAGAAGAGTATAAGTTTCCTGATGAAATAAATCAGGAAAAGGCAGCGGCTGAGACCAAAGAGGCCGCAGAAGACGAATTCAAGGTTGAGGTTATTGACGATACCCCGCCGGAAGACCGGGGCCGTAAACCTTTGCCCAAGGACATCGTGGACGAACTGGAGAAGGATGACCTTGAGGAGTATTCCG